TTGTGTAGTTTTATCTCCAATAGTTTTTTCTGTACCAAAAAATACTAAGTGACGATCGGGAGTTGACACTAACATATCACGTGACGCTGTTGGTGCTCCTGTAATAATAGTGGCACGAGTTGCTGTTGCATTAGATGCATCACCATCCCATTCAAAACATTCGCCGTTATGTATTAATGCAATTAAAGTTGTACCTAAATTGTCCAAAGACCATAGACCAGGGTCTGTTACTGAGTCTGTGTTAGCTGCTGGAGATCCCCAACCTGTAAAAGAAGTGGTGTTGCTAACTGTAGCACCATTTGAATGCGTGGTTGCAGTCGTTCCTCTGGCTGCTCTACCAATACCGGTTAATTTATTTCCTGTAATTCCTGTGTAAGATATTTCTTCACTACCTATTGTAACATGGTTGGTACCCGATGTTGGAAAACCTGTAACACTAGTTAATGTTATTTCTGTAGCAGAACCATTATTACCGCCTGACGTACTACCAATGGCTCCATTTAGAGTTGTTGTAGCTGCACCTAAAACACTTCCACCCCACAAAGCTATACCCCAACCAAATGCTCCAACTTGTTCTGCTGGTCCTACATGATAATATTGATAATAAGTAATACCTCCAGAAGTAGTTGCTCCTGTTCCTGTTTCAACATTTGGCATTGTAATAGTAATTGATGTATTTGTAGGTACACTAGTTACCATAAATTTTTTATCAGCAAAATCTGTGGCTGTAAAATTAGAATTAGTAATTGCACTAAATGTAGATGCATCATCAAATAAAATTATATCGCCTGCTTGAAAAGAAGTAGTTCCAGAAAAAGTAATAGTAACTGTTGCTGAATTATTAACTGTGCTAAACGCACTTGTAATAGCTGTGCCTCCTGGATTAACTAAAGGATGAATGTCATAGAACACTCCACCAGAATATACATATAAAATCCTGTTAGTTCCTATAGCTGCAAATTTTGTAGAGGCTGAGTTAACAAAATGATGTAAACCTCTAGCAGCACCTGTAAGTTTTTTATCTCCTAGTTGTGACCAACCACCTATTTTTTCTGGTGTACCATATCTAAAACGTACATTTTGTCCTCCTGTCCATTGAGACTCAGCTCCGGTTGAAGTAACCTGTTTATTAAATCCTGGTAGAAATCCTAATTTTTGTAACATATAAACCCATTATTATACTATTTTACAAATGATGGTAGACCCAACATAGGTCGTCCATCAAACTTGTTCTTATCAGCAAATGGGCCATTTACATGATTATAATGTAGAAATACTTGACCGCAAATGTTCCCTTCAAAAGGCTCTCGCCAATGTTCAAGATCACAGCCACTATATACTAGCATATCACCTACTTCAAGCAAGACTTTATTGCCATTGTCTTTAGTGGGTTCGTACTTTTTTATTTTGTGAGGTCCTTTTTCTTCACCATAAACATATCCAGCTTCTGGATTTGGATTAATAAATATAGGCCAGGGGTCACCACCTAAATGTATTGTAGTAGATATCTCACAACTAGGCCTGTCTTTGTGTCTTTTTAATTCGTCACCTTTTTTATATACTCTAGAATAGGAATAAGTAGGACATAAGTCTAGGCCGGTTTCTTGTTGCATAACGGGTAATACTTTCATTAACAAAGTTTCCATTACAGGATCAGCATAACAAGAAAAAGTATTTGGTATTTGTTCGTCTGCCCAAGTCCCTAACATTCCGTTATCAAATATAATATTGTTTTCATACATAAATTTAACTGCATCTTTTTTAAGTAAAAAATAGTTAAAAATAAAATTAGCTAGTTCATAATTAACCGCATTTTTAATTACCTGGTATCTATCAAACATTAAAAACCCTCCTGTATAAAATTAAAACTAACTGAAATTCTTATATCATCAGATAGATTTGGTTCTACTTTATGCCACAACCATGCTGGAAACATTATTATTCTTCCAGTAATAGGAGGTACTCTTACTTCTCTCCAAAGATCATGTGGTAATTTTTTATTTTGTCTAACAGGCATTACAAGTTGCGTACCACTTCTCGGATCTGATATTTTTAAAGGACCTGAATTTGGATTAGCTTTACTATAGTATACTCCTGAAAACAAACAGTTAGGATGCACGTGCCAATCATTGTATGCATTTTTAGGATTAATGTTAGCCCACATATTACCTAACCTAGGTTGTCTTTCAATTAATTCTTCTTTATATATTTCTTGTTGCATAATAATTAATTCTTTAACTAAAGATTCGTATTCTGGTTTAGAAGCCATATCAGTAGTAGAATGCCATCCACCCATATTAGTTTTTTCAACTCCTTTATCAGTTTGAGACCATTTAATAATATCATTAGAAATTTTATCGTTATCTAAATTAACATCTTTAGCATATACAAGTGTAGGAAAAAAAGATTCTTTAATCATTTAAATGGTTTACCTCCAAACCACACAACTAAAGATTGTCTTACTCCTCGAGTTACGGGTTTTACTCTATGGTTTATAAAAGATGCAAAAGCAAATCCTTGTCCTTGAGTCATAGGGCAAGTTTTACCAGGACTCATTATTTCTAAGTCTCCGCCTTCAAATTCTGATTCATGATTTAAAAGTATTGACATTGAAATTTTTCTTACAGGAGGTTCATTTTGCATATTAACATCTGTATCCATATGCCAATCATAAAAACCACCTACAGGGTATTCAGTAAACTGTGCTTGTTCAGTTATTCTAACATCGTCAAATCCAAAATGATTTAAATTAGCTGTTTGTATAAAATCATGTAGATCATTATACAAAGGTGGCATTTCATTAAAAGGTATCCAACTAATTGTAGTTGTTCTTTTTTTAGTATCTATGCTTCCTTCTTTTACATTAGTTCCAACTTTAGCTTTTAATGGAGGTTGACCTCTACCACAATCAATAATTGCTTTACACTGTGCTGGAGTAAACACGGGTGTGTTTGTTTGTATAATCCAACTCTTCCATTTAGGTTCTTTTATTATTCTATTTTCGTACATATTAATTTTTTAATCTAGTTAAATCCATATTAGCTGCTAAAGTTCTTCTTACTCCTGGTCCGTTAAAAGGATACACAGAGTGTCTTAAATCATAAGGAAAAATATAAAACTGTCTTTCCTCTAGATCTGGTAAATAATCGGTTTCAGAAATTTGACCACTTGCACTACCAATAAACTGAAGCTTACCGTTAGTTGGTTTATCATCAGCAGAATATTCTTTACCAAAAGATTGAGGTAATTTTAAAATCATAACAGAAGAAAGACCAGTAGGAGCATCTCCAAAATGTGTATGTAAAGGATTATACTCATGTTCAATCATTTCATTTATCCAAATTGATGTTAATTCCATTTTATATTTTTCTAAAGTACTTAATTTTAAATAGTTTTTCATAACAGTTTTAAAATAATCAATTATAACTAAAGGCACTACGTTTTTAATTGCTTTAGAATAAAAAAGAGTTTTTTCATTTTTAATTTTACCTATTAAAAACTCATTAGAAGATTCTAAAGTATCTTTATTTTTATTATAAAAACTATTAATTGCTGTAAAAATATCAAATGGCACTTGATACTTTACAATAGATTGACCTATGATTTTATGTTCTAAAATCATTAGAATTACTTTTCTTCTTCAGCTCCAAGACCTTTTGGCAATTGTATTTTTCTAGGTTCTTCCAAAGCTTTTTGATTTTTTATTCTTTCAAGAGTATTTAATTGACCTAGCACATTAAATACTTCCGGTTGAGTAGAAGCTTTAGTTAAAGTGTCTCTTCGATTTAACATAATCATATGATATGATTCCATTTGATGAGCGTTAACATCTTCTGTATTAAATGTACCATCATCAAATTCTTTTTTAAATTTAGACCACAATCTAATTTCTCTCATTCTATCTTTAGCAACTAACTGTTCGCTAGCCAATCCATATCTTAATTCATCTAAATCAATTTTCATTAATTCTTTTTTGTATTCATTTGTTTCTGTATCTATTTTTTCTTCTAGTCTTTTCATTTTAAGATCATTTCTTCTTGCTCCAAAAGACATAGCCATTAAACTTTCTAAGTAAACATTTTGTTCTCTAACACATTGCCAGTATTTAGAAGCTTTAGTAGGGTATTTAAGATCATTTAAAACAGAAAATTTCATTTCTGTTTCAGTTCTAAATACTTGTTTCTTAGTCCAAGTATCTCTTAATTCATTCATCATACCTTTAAAATCAGATACGTCTTCGCTGTCTAAAATGTTATTAAGATTGGGAGATTCTTTTTCTATTAATTCGTGGATATTTCTTTTTTCTTTTTTCATAGTATTCCTTTCATTGAATATTTTTAATATAACAACTAAAAACTAAAAGTCAACTATTATGATATTGAAAATATTTTAGTTGTTGCTCCACCTGCAAATTCTTCTGTGCTAGCAACTGAGTGAGAACCCGGGTTTATAAAACCTCCAAATGCTAAAGCTGAAGTACTAGTTGATCCTGCACCACCTAAACCTCTTCTTGCCGTATTCATGTTTGCTTGAGTTGACCATGCTGTTCCATTATATAATTCAGTTGATGCAAATACAGCAGCGGGTGCTGTGTTTCCACCAAACACTAATGTTTGTGATACCGGAGATTGTGCTCCACTTGCTGCTCTATTTCTAGCTTGGTTTAAAACACCACCTGCTGTCCAAGTTCCAGACGCATATTCATAAGATGTAGTTACATCTCCAGGAACCATTGCAGTAAAAACTGCTGCTGCTGTAGTTCCTCCAGCAGATGCAGATCCAATTAACGCTGGCGATGAAGTACCTGTAGTCCAAGTTCCAGGCGATGCATATAATAATGTAGCCGTGGTAGGACTTTGAGGTCCATGAACCACAACTCCTGCTGCTG